ATAACCGAGGATATTTTACACGTTATGTAGCTAAAAGAAGAAATTCTCCTAATTCTGTATTTTTAGAAATAGACCAACCTACTTATAATGACTTATTATATAAAGGAGGAATATACAATTACCCGATGTGGGTAGTAACGTCTGTATTTTGGCAGATTACTGGTCCTTTATATGATAATAGAGAAAATAAAGATTATCCTCGAGCAGGAATAATTGATACTAATAAAAGAATTTTAATTACAAAATCAAAATCCTTCCCTAGTATTGAAAAATTTTTTTCTAATTTAACACAGTTTGCTGTTACTGAATTTATAGAAGTAATTTCTGGACAATATACATCTGGTAGAGAATTAGAGTATAGAAGTAACGGAAAAGAATATGTTGGTTATTATCATGTAAAGGGAAATGGTGATATATTTGACGGAGCTACTACGGCACAATCAGAAAATGTGCTTCTTAAACCAATGAACACAACAGTGGCAGGTTCCATTTCATTGCTGTTAGATAAAACACTAAAAGAACTTCGAACCCAAAACATAGCCAGTTTTGGAGGTCTAAGATTATAGTATTATATTTACAGAAACAAAGGTTATGTTTTATATTATTGAGACTGAAGATCAACTCAGTCGACTACATACTGATTGCACAAACTGCTTTATTAACATTGTTCCGCTTAATGATAATTTTCATCCTAAGCTGAGTGAAACATGCTTGATATACTATAAATGTCCTACATCTAAGGGTTATTTATTTACTATTAATCATAGTGAGGCATTTAAATTACCACTACAATCAGTACTAGATTATCTTACTAAAAAACATGAACGTATATATACGTTAGATAAGAAGGCAACTAAATACCTTATAGGTGATGAATTACCTATTATAGACGTTAATTTTATGTTACCTGATGCTCTTAAAGAAGAAGCATTCAATACTACATTACATGACTATTTTTATAACAAATTTTTCCATTTAAAAAATATTAACAGTATTATTCCTATTTCTAAACACTATGAAAAACAGGAAGCAATATTTAATAATATATCTTGGTGTTTAGGTTTAATGCCAAACGAATATTTAAATAATGATTATACTGATGTATTTTATAATATAGAAAAACAAGGTATTGGTTTTGATGAAAAATTACTTAGAAAATATTTTGAATTTAATTGGGCTACTTACTCAGTAAATGGTGGAAAAATACATGGTTATTTTAATTTATATAACCAAACCACCCGCCCAACAAATGCGTTTAACAATATCAATTTCAGCGCTTTAAACAAGGATAACGGCGCTCGCGAGACGTTTACACCAACAAATGACTATTTCGTTGAATTCGATTATAGCGCTTATCACCCACGTATTATCGCAAAAATTATTGGATATGAGTGGAAAACTAATCCATATGATGAAATACCTAAAGAGGTAATGTTTCAAAATTTGTATGGTGGAATTAGGAAAGAACATATCCATGAACCATTTTTTGCTAAATTAGATGAATATCTAAATCATAAATGGAATGAATTCACTAGTGATGGTGTTTTGGATTTGGTAATGACTAAAATTCCTGCTTCGCGAATCGAGAATCCCAACAAAAATAAAATACTCAGTTATATTATTCAGTCATACGAAACATATTATAACGTTCAAACACTAAAATTAGTATTTGATTATTTAAAAGATAAACAAACAAAAATAGTATTATATACTTACGATTCATTTCTACTGGACGTGTCTCGTAAGGATGGTAAAAAATTATTAACGGATATTAAAAACATGCTTGAAAATCTTGGATTCCCCACTAAGATGAAAACAGGTGATAACTATGGGGTTTTAAACTAATTGCAATATTTATGGATAATAGACTAAATTTTGAAGATTTGGCAAATAAGTTATTTTGTACCTTTACTACACAAGAAAATCTCCCATTAGTTCTTGAAGACGTTAAACGCAAGTATCAAATTTTATTTAATAAGATATTTGTTCTTCATGTCCCATCAACTGAGGAGTATGTGTGTACGTATAATGTAGACTCGTTCAATGTTACGAACGACATTCTCCCTGGTACTATATTATTACATAGAAAGAAAGAAAGCAATACATTATATACAATTAATGCTTTGAATGCCCTGATTAAATCATTGAATGGTGGAATCATGGATAGTAGCTACGTTATTAATTGGAATGATTATCGCAATTGTATATTACTTACTCGTGGCGATGATTTTAAACGATTAGACACTAAAATACACCAGATAGTAAATTTAAATTAATTTTATGGAATTAGGTTTTGAAATTTATAAAGACATAAACTTTAGTCTTTATTATCCAGTGGATACATCTCATTGTTCTTTACCTTTACATCATAGTATTCCTGTTAAGGAAATATTTTATGATAAAATTTATGAAAAATATTTTCCAATTGAAGAAACAGATGTTGTTTTAGATTTAGGAAGCCACATTGGTGTTTTTGCTATGCGAGCACTGGGACAGGGAGCTCAACACATATGTTGTTTTGAACCCGAATTTACTTACCATGAAATATTAAAACAAAACTTATCATGGTACCCATTAAATAAAAGAAAAATCAATATTGATTATGCTACTTCAGAAACAATTGTAAATTTACTCATAAATAGTTCTCGCAAGTATAATTTCTGGAAAATTGATATTGAGGGTTATGAATACGATATTTTAGAAGATAAAACAGTACAGTTATATTTACTTCAAAATGCTAATAAAATAGCACTTGAATTTCACATCAATGGTGATGAACAGATATCTAATCGCATTTTAAAAATTTATGAATTGTTCGAAGCAGCAGGGTGGAAAACAGTAATTACCGATGTTAATGGGATGGAATTAGCAGACCATTTTCGAAATAATTACTGGTATGCTGATGTGAACAAACATGCTAAAGAATTTTATAACGAAGTCTTAGGATATCTTTGGAAACCGTAAGTTTCCTTCTTACATTTAGTAAAACATAAAATAAGTTATATGGATTTAAAAACAATCAAATCGCGTCTCAATTCGCTTCAGAAGACGAAAGGCGGCTCTAACAACAAAGAAGAGCGTGCTAAAAATTTCTGGCGTCCGACCGTAGGTAAAGCTACGATCCGCATTGTGCCGTCTAAGTTTGATAAAGCTAATCCGTTCCGTGAGGTGTATATTCACTATAACATCGGGAACAGAATGATGATTGCTTTAACTAACTTCGGTGAAAAAGACCCTATCGTTGAATTCGCAGCTCAATTGCGTAAAACAAGTGATAAGGCAAACTGGTCATTGGCCAAAAAATTAGAACCAAAACTTCGTATTTTTGCACCTGTTATTGTGCGTAATGAAGAAGACAAAGGTGTTCGCCTTTGGGAATTTGGTAAAGAAATGTATCTTGATTTGTTAAGTATGGCTGAAGATGAAGATATCGGAGACTATACTGATGTTATGGATGGTCGTGACTTTATCGTTGATACAGTTGGACCTGAAGTTACAGGTACTAAGTTTAACAAATCATCTATTCGTGTACGTACAAAAACCTCAGCATTGAGTGATGACAACGGCCAAATTAAAACTTGGTTAGCTGAACAGCCAGATGTTATGTCGTTATATAAAAAGTACGAGTTCGACGAAATGAAAAAAACTCTTCAAGAATGGTTAAACCCTGAAGCGGAAGATACCGATGAAGAAGAGGAAGCAGTAGCACCTGCTCCTTCAAAACAAACACCTGGTCTTCAGTTGAATGTTAAGAAGAAAAAAGATTTCGATGAAGAAGAATTCGACGATTTATTTAAAGACGAAGAATAATAATTATGGCAAAATCTAAAAAAGAAGAAAGTTTAACTTCATCAGTATCAAAGGCAATAAAAGGTACTTTTGATTTAGAGAAATTTAAAACCGCAAAGTTTTTATCTCAACCTGTTAAGTTTAAACCACAAACATGGATTCCTTTATCCAAAGCTTTTCAAGATACTTTGTCTATTCCTGGTATTCCGATGGGCCATATAACATTGTTACGTGGCCACTCGGATACAGGTAAAACAACAGCATTACTTGAAGCTGCCGTAGCGGCACAAAAAATGGGAGTGCTACCAGTATTCATCATCACTGAGATGAAATGGAACTGGGATCATGCTCAACAAATGGGATTTGAAATTGAACCTGTAGTTGATGAAAAAACAGGTGAAGTAGTAGACTATAAAGGATTTTTTATCTACACAGATAGAGGTGCTTTAAATACTATTGAAGATGTAGCTGCATTTATCGCTGATTTGTTACATGAACAAAAAACAGGTGCTTTGCCTTACAACTTATGTTTCTTCTGGGATTCAGTAGGATCTATTCCTTGTAGATTAAGTATTGAATCAAACAAGAACAATAATGAGTGGAATGCAGGTGCTATGTCTCAGCAATTCGGAAACTTTATTAATCAACAAGTTGTATTATCACGTAAGGAAAACCAACCATACACTAATACATTAGTTGCTGTTAACAAAATATGGGTAGCAAAACCTAATTCACCAATGGAACAACCCAAAATGAAAAATAAGGGTGGTGACACTATGTTCTTTGATTCTTCATTAGTTATTACTTTTGGTAACGTTACTAATAGTGGTACTAATAAAATTAAAGCAACTAAAAATGGTAAGGATGTAGAGTTTGCTAAACGAACTAAAATCAGTTGTGATAAAAATCATATTACTGGTGTTACAAGTAAAGGAGCTGCAATTATGACAGTTCATGGTTTTATTGAAGATGATAAAAAAGCAGTTGACGAGTATAAAAAAGCTCACTCAGCTGAATGGCTTCAAGTTCTTGGTACTAAAGACTTTGATATTGTAGAAGAAAGAGAAATGGAAGAAGATATCAGAGACATATTTGACAATGAACCAACTGAACTTGAAACAAATGAGCAATAAAGCATTTTTTAAATCCCTACTTGACAATATAAAAGAATCAAAACAAGAGCCCTTGCATTTAAACAGCAAGGTGCTCTTGATAGATTCAATGAACACCTTTTTAAGGTGTTTTACTATGATACAGCACCTTAATTATCAAGGGCATCATATAGGAGGACTTACTGGTTTTTTAAAATCAATAGGTTTTGCAATTAATCATATTAAACCCACAAGAGTTATTTTGTGCTTTGAAGGAGCAGGTAGTACTACAAATAGAAAATACCTTTATCCTGAATATACAGCAAATAGAAAACTTATTAAAGTTACCCACTGGGATACTTTTAATAATAGAGAAGAAGAATCTGAATCAATTGAAAATCAAATTGTTAGATTAATTGATTATTTACAACAACTTCCTGTTAATTTAGTTGCTATTGATAAAATAGAAGCAGACGACGTTATCGGGTATTTAGCTACCCACCTACCAGGTGAAGTAGTAATTATGTCTGCTGATAAAGACTTTTTACAATTAGTAAGTCCTAAAGTATCAGTTTATTCTCCTATTAAGAAGAAATTCTATACACCGGCTTTAGTAAAGGATGAATATAAAGTATCTGCTGCTAATTTTATTAATTATAAAATATTAACAGGAGATGATTCTGATAACTTACCAGGAGTAAA